CACGTATTGATGTAATCTCGGTCTTTGCCCTTAACATTCTTCATCTTGTTAATTCGGCTCTGGACCAACTCCAGATTTTCAAATCGACTTAGTCCAAATAGGCCATTGTATATCTTGAGCCACTTAACAGTCTCGCCTTTATCCCCCAGGCCAATATTCAGTATCGAATTGACCTGTGGGAGTTCGGCAATGATGTCGCTATACATCCCAAAGAATGCTGGCCCTTTAGGTTCGCCTCTTTTTGGACTAGGTTCTGGTGGAAACTTCTTTGAATTGTCCCAACACTTACTGAAGATTTGGGACCTGATAAGGATTTTTTTTGCTTCTGGTAGGCTTAACGACATTGAAATGCTCCAATATGAATGAGTCAAATCCAACTATAGGGCACCCGATTTCCACCCTATCAAAGTATCTCCGCTTTCCATCAAGACGCTCAACGAGATTCTTGACAATGCGACTTGAACTCTTACCGTCTCCTAGAGAGAAATCCTTGTTGAACGAACCAGATAGCGCCAACCTTGTAGCTTCTGATATCGTGCCATGCGATGGATTACTCATAAAGGTTATGCCAGACTTAAATGTCTCTGGGCGCTCCGTAGCTTCTCTTGTGACGACACACGGAGTTTTCAAAATCGCTGAAACTTCCTGGTTTGTTCCACTATCAGTATACTCGATGAGAGCATTGGCCTCAAGACGAACGAATTCGAAAAAGCTCAATGGCGGGACCACCTGGAAGTGCTCTGGATATTTAATACCCAACTTCTTCAGTCGTGGCATCTCAATTAGTATTACTGGGATACCTAGTCTTTTAGTCTCTTCGCTAACCTGCCGAATGATGTTTTTGGCAACAGAAGGAGCTATCATGTGCTCGTTCCTATGAAGAGTCATTAGGGCATATTCTTTAGGCTTGTATGGAAGTGGTGGAATTCCCATATACATCCAATCCAGCTTGTCCCTATGCTCATTAACAACATCGACAATTACATTGCCAACGACCTCAATCTTAGTTGGGTCTACTCCCTCACGGATTAGATTGATTTTGTAATCAGGCTGATACACATACAGCACATCACTTACTCTATCAATCAAGACCCTATTGCGTTCTTCTGGCATCTTCCAGTTAAATGAACGCATCCCAGCTTCGATATGAGCAATCGGAATGCCCATCTTTAGTGGCGCAATGCAACCAATGGTCGCATTCGCATCTCCTAGGAACAAGCAAATGTCTGGCTGTAGCTTTTCAAATTGCTTGCCTAATTGTTCAATGAGTTTGCTATGCTGTCCGCAATGCGTATCTGCCCTAGTTTGTAACTGAATGTCTGGGCGCGGGACGCCCAACTCATCAAAGAAAACGTCACTCAAATTATAGTCATAGTGCTGACCAGTGTGAAGGAATGTAGCCTCCACGTCAGGATGCTCCTTGAGCAACCTCAAAACGATTGATGTCCTAATGAAATCTGGACGAATGCCCAGAACTACCGCAACCTTATGCATTTAACCCTCAAATTCGGCGCATGCTTCGTTCATATTCCGCCATTTCTTGTATCATACCTTCGAAATCTTGCGGAATAACCAAATCATTCAACCCCATCTCCGTCCTTAGAGACCTGTTGATACTAACGTCCGTCTCATGACCATTTACTTTGATATCGAACCCATACTGCTCAATGATTTCCGAAACTAACTCGAATTTCGTGACATCAGAAGAGAATACGTGAAATAGGCTCGGCTCATACAAATCGTCAAATATGATATCAAAAATAATACGCCCCAACTCAAGTGTAGTCACTCCATTCCAAACGTGATTCGTAAATCCGTTTATTTCCTTACCGCATTGACTCTTAAGCCATTCTAGTAGGCTGCGAGTTCTACCACCAAACTCTGGCCCAATGATGCTTGTCCGCAATACCATGCAGTCATCTGGTTCGCCCAAGCTCTTGGACTTACCATATGAGTCTAGTGCATTGTGTGCATCGCTTTCCTTGTATTCACCCCTCCAGCCGTCATAGACGCAATCTGTCGTAATGTGAATAACTCTTGTGTTTGTTAGTGTTCCCCACGTTGATAGTTGCCGTGGAAAGATAGCATTTGTATAGATGGCATTTGGAACATCTATAGGATTAGCAAACATTGGCTTGATAGCACCAATGCAATTGATAACGTAATCAACTCTAAACCCCAATAGTATAGACAACTTAGCACCTATTTGATTCAAGGTTCTGGGCTCGACAACAAGGGCCTCTCTGCCATAAGCATTGATGTCCATGTAGGTTCCAACAGACCTTGACTTCAGCATGTATTCAACAATGTGTCCCAACATGCCAGTGCGGCCAAGTATCGCTATCTTCATTTATTGTCAACTCCGAAGATATTGTCGATATCTGCTTCCGACAACTTCAGCCTGTGGTCATCCTTCTTTACTTCCTCAAAACTATGAGTTGAGTAAACAAGCATTCTAGTATCCTCTTCGAGAGTAACAGAACCGTTATACCATCCTGGCGGAATCCAGAATATACCAGGTTTTCTGTCGCTAAGTGTAGCAACGACCACCTTGGATGGATTATCCATTTTCATGGCAGCTAGCTTTGCAGTTCCTTTAATGACGTGAATTCCGGTCCACCCGCTTTTGTGTCCATGCCATGCACGAATCAACCCGGAATTCCAGTTCTGAATTACGTAAGTTCTTCTGATATCAAACTGTAACTCGTGGCTACCAATGTTATCAATAGGACAGTAGACGCTTCCTCTATCATCAATATATAGCGGAAAATACGACACCTCTGGAACTCTAGTCACGAATCACCTCTCCAGCATATTGTGCATTATGGAATCGCTTATCCCACACATCTGCAATGCGACCCTCATGCATGACCTGAATCATTTCAGAAATACCAACATGTATTGATATATCTGCCACAAAACCATCTTGCTTTGCTTTACTATTATCAACTCTGTAGTCTCTCAAATCCTCAAACTTCATGTCGGTTTTGACGATATCACCAATCCCAGCGCACATAATGATGCGTTCTGCTAGGTCAATAATCCTCATGTTCGACCTTGAGAGCACCCACATTCCATTAAATTCTGGCTGCACTGCCGCTTGCGCAAATATCTTACCGGCATCGCGGACATGCAATAGCGGCCTCCATTGCTCTCCACCAAAGACAGTCAACGACTTGCCCTGCATTACTCTGTATGTGAGGATGTTGGCTACGAGGTCACAGCGGATGCGGGCGTGCTCGGTGCTCATGCCAAAGAGAGTGCCAAGACGAAAGATTGCATGAGATGGGACTTTTTTAACAGCCGCCTCTGCATTCAGCTTGGTTCCGGCGTAGATACTAAGCGGATTTGTGTCGCTCTCTTCGTCTAGAAGGTCATTATTCGCACCATACACACTGCACGTTGATGCAAATACCATTCTGACTCCGAGCTTTGTGCATAGGCGGGCAATTCTATTTGTTGCAATTTCATTCACATTAACAGTATATGTGGGGTTGACTTGACATGCTCCATCTCCAACAATTCCTGCTAGATGGATAACAGAGGTATACTTTCCTCTTTCCATGCAGACGCGTAAGAATGTATAGTCTGTGACATCACCTCGAATAAACTTGACACCACGGCGCATATACATTCCGCCATACATCAGGTTGTCGAAGATTGTAACATCGTGGCCAGAATTAACCAAGTATTCTGCAACACAATCTCCGATGTATCCTGCCCCGCCAGTTATCAATACCTTAGCCATCCGCATCCGCCTTTATATGTTGTAGGAAGTAAAGCATCTTTCTCCCTAGATAAGAGGTCGAAACCGCCCTTTTGTCAAGGGGCAAACTTATTATGCAAACGGGCCCGCCACAATAGCAGACCCGTTCGGAAAGAGGCATTATCTCTTTGCAGTTAGCGCACTCTCTAGCCCAGAAGGTGCTTTCTAAAGAACCATGCACAAATCAAAACTCCAAGTATCTCAAAAACCATGAGTGGATAATGCGGATTGACATTGATTGGTTCCTTCTGTTCTTCATAGACAAACCCAAGCCCCTTGTCATCTAGGCACTCCTTAATGTCTGCCGCAGAAACATACTCACACCAATTTGCCAATGGCACGTTAAAGCTTTGCCTCATGTTGATTATCATAAGGCCATTCTCTGTAGGAACAACAAGTTGACCACGAGAATACATCTCACCTAGACCCAATCTCGTAACTATACCAGCCAATCCTTCATCTTGACTCCAAATTCCTCCTCCGCTATTGCCTCTCCATACGGCCAAGCCTGCTCTAGACAGTCCCTTAACGTCAGAAGATGCTCTACCTTCAGAAATGTTCGGGTCAGACCCACTGGTGCATCCGATAGCAAAGACCTTTTCGCCAAACTCAACATCAGTTAGATAGACATTGCTCTCAGGGGGTTCAGGAACTTCTAGGACGGCTATGTCGTAGCCCTCAAATGTCCCACAAAATACCACACTAGCGGATTGAATGCTTGCTACCGAGCCGAAAAACTCAACGTCCAGGGCTCTTTCGTCTGGGTCTACCCTATCATTCATATTGACATCAACACAATGTGCTGCCGTAAGAATGTAGCCGGTATTTAGCGTAACACCAGTTCCTAGTATCTGGCCACGCGCATGATTCATAGTTACACGACACGTTGCGTGATATGAACTCCATACGCTCTCGTTCACATTGACACTCTGTGGCTGTGGCCAAAAGATGACCAGCGCAGCAATAAGCCATCCTATCACGACAGTTAGAACAGTTAGCGAAATTGTCTTTTTCATTGTTAAACCTTACTAGCTATTGGTAGCTTGAAAACATCGTTTGCGGAATGAGGCGGAAGGGTAAAGTCGAACCAGTCCTGTCTTGACCGTGCAACACTTAATCCCCGCTCGTTAACTAGTCTATCCAGTTTCCATCCGTCTTGGCCATGTTTTTTGTATAGCTGATACTTATACAGAATAGCTTCATCAGAAGCAAATCCATAGTGAAGTAACTCTAGCTTAGTAAAGCCCTCGTTATCTGTCATACCAATTGGATAATTTGTAAGGTGAAGTCCCTTTTGGATTTGAAACTTCAGTCCTTCCGGCGGAATACGCCAAAGCCTGTTAAAGACTACATCGTTATATGAATTGTCTAGTCTATAGAAACATGGAGAGCGCCAAAGGTTTACTGTATGAAATGCCCAAGAATCAAACTTGGCTGTTTCACACAATTCTCTAACACCACCATCTTCACCAGCCTTTTCAACCACTTCGTCACAGTCAATGCGCCAAATCCAATCAGCACCCATGTCACGAATTTTGTCTAGTTGTATTTGCTTATGCTCAAGTTCATTTGCAAAGTCATTCACTTCTCCCCATATGACTTTTGCGCCAAACTCGTCATAAACGTCAGCAGAGCCATCTGTAGAACAATCGTCATAAACACAAATGTCATCACAATAGCGACTCACGCTCTCTAGACATCTACGTAGGTTTCCTTGCTCAAGCTCATTGTATGCCTGTATCATTGCGATTATTTTCATTAACTAACTCCGTCAGTCTCCTGTCATAAACCGTAGTAGTAGGTCCATATGGTCCAGCATCAAACCATATCGAGCTAATATCGGACAATCGCAACGAATTTTCGTCAATAAGACGAGCAAGCGCTCTGCCCGATTGGCCATGCCTCCTGTAATTGAAATACTTGTCAAGGATGAACGAATCCCTAACAAAGCCATAGTGAATTACCTTTAGTTTTGCTGTGTCTCTACCAATTATACCCTTCGGAACAAGGTCTTGGTGCAATCCTTCTTGGGGCTTGTAGTGTAACTCTGGTGTTAGCCTCCAAATCCTACAAAATAGTCCCTTATTCCACAACTCATCAACGCGATAGTATCTATCCGTCCTCCACAAGTTGACGTTGAACAAGTTGATGGCACCACGCCTAGCAGCCTCGCACAATTCACGAACGCTTCCCTTCTCGCCTCTAGCTTCGATGACCTCATCTACATCGAGCCACAGAACCCAATCGCTACCGATTTCTCTGCATTTGTCAAGAGCTTCGGCCTTGTGCTCCATCTCACGCTTAAAATCATTCTTCTGTCCATGAATGATGTGAATTTCCTTCAACCTCAAACTGCACATACTAAGACTTTTTTTGCACATCTCAAGGTATCCAACGCCACTGTCCGTTGAGGCATCGTCATACATGACAAGAGCATCACAGTATTTAGCGATGCTCTTCACAAAACGAGTTAGGTTTGTCTGTTTGTCCCACCCGACTTTGGTGTGCTCATTGAACATTTGTGCCATGCACGTTAGTTTCATCTAACCTCTTCCCCTCTTAGTCTGCCCACAATAGTTGCAAGTTTACGAGCATAGAACTCATAGGAGAGAAAACCTACGCCAGCCCTGCGATTAGCGAGCGGCGCCATAATTGTGTGTAGGACACTTGCCAGTTCATCAGCGGCACCTGGCGTAAACAGATATTCAACTGGAAGGTCTGCGCCACACCAGCCGACATTTGCTGCGATTATCGGAATGCCTTTTGCATTCGCCTCAATCACACTCATTGGGCCACCCTCCCACAACGAAGGAATTAGGAGGTAATCAATCTTATCATACTCACGAGCATATCCCTCTGGATATGACAAGTTAGTATCTCCGAGGTCAGTAACATCCATATCAAAGGCTTTCATCTTCTCAATGACCGGACCCCAGTCATTGCCTACGAAGTGCCATTTGAACGAATCGAGTATCCACATATGCGTGTCGAGCATCTCTAGCATAAAGTGGAAGCCTTTGCCTTCATACTTTCCACGCTGGAAAATGCCAATGGTAGGCTTTTTGAGATAGAACCCATCTGGAATCTCCCCAGGATAGATAAGGTCCATCTTTGATTCTGGATAAAACTGCTTGAACATGTCATAGTATCTAGTGCATTTATGAACTATGAAATCAAGCCTTAGCCAATGTGGCTGAATGTGCTTTTGGTCATTTTCATGTAGATGTGTGAAGTAGCCGATATCAAGAACCTGGGTGGGTCCTCTATAGCAGTTCTGAATATCAACGTAATAATTAGCCGCACAATCAATCCTGGGAATATGGGACAATCTCCAATGGATTTCTTCTTTGATTGTCCCGTTGTGTGGCTGTCTCGTGTGCAAGGTTTGCCTATTCCCGGCTTCTACTATTCGCTCGGCTATCTTCTGAAGAATCCAGCCCGATGATACTGTAACGACATTGATATGCATGATAAACCCGCGTGAGCTAGTCGTTACCAAAAAGCTCTTTTGCAAGAACCTTACAATCATCGGCAGCGGACTTCTCTTCTGCTGCTCTACTTCCAGTTATTTGGCCACCATGGACCCTGAACGCTGCAAGAATAGAACCGTTCACAACAGCGAACTGTGTGTGCTGTGCCGCTCTAACCGTCCAGTGGAAATCCTCACAAATCCTGTCCCAGTATAGTCCAGTCTTGTCCCATAGCGCCTTTGTATACAAAAATGCCATTCCGACATCATATCCCTCTATAAGGTCTTTGCCTGTCTGTGGCTGTGCGTGTGTTACGTCTCGCAGCTTCATGCCATCTTCACGCATGAAACAGAAATCACCATAAACAAGCTCGATAGATTCTTCTGCTTGTATCTCTAGTGTTTTCATCGCATCTACTAGGGTAAGTATGAAGTGCGGGAAATAGACATTGTCATCTGAACACCAGGTGCAATACTTGCCGAGCGCCCTCTCGTGGCCATAATTCAAGGCGCTGCCTGTGCCGCCATTTTCCTTCTTGTAGTAACGCAAGTTGCGGAAGAAAGAAAAGTGGTCAACAATCTTCTTGGTGTTATCAGTGCTGCCGTCGTCTACGACGATTATCTCTATGTCATTGAATGTCTGCGTTATGAGACTGTTCAGTGCTTGTGCAAGGAACTTCTCTCCATTATACACTGGCATGACTATGCTTACGAGCGGAGCTTTATTATCAAGTTCTACTATCTTCATATCATACCTCAATCACATTGTGGAATGGCTTCATTCTCTGCCATGGACCCATCATAAATAGCACGATAGTAGGTAGCGCTTCCTCAGCATACACAAAGTTAGTCTTCCAGTTGGCAAACTCCTTACCCTCATATGTTTCCTCATACTCATCATAGATGGGCAAATCTCCCACTGGTGCAGGATGTAGGTCGGGATAAGCCAAGATTGTATCGCGCTCCTCTGTATGCTCCATGAACTCTACAAACTTCTCATCAAATTTATCAGACGCGCTGGTTCCGTCCTCTAGTCCGAACTTATCAAGCTCTGACTTGTAGAAGTCCCTCTTCATCTCATGGAATTTTTTGCCCTTGGCGTGCCCATAATGATAGATATACAGGTCTGGCATCGTAAAGCGCTTTGGCTGATAGCTGGCATCAAAGTATGTGCATTTACCATCTGGGGCCGTGGCGACTGGATGCGTGTGGTATCTCATGCCTGGCTGATAACGAATGATTCTCTGATGTTGTGGCTGCCACTCTGGATGTGGAGCCTTTACGTGTCTGATGTCTCTATAGAAATGGAGAAACGTAGGGATAATCTCTGATGCATCTGGACGTGACTTGATTGCTTCACGAACTCTGGCAATCTCCCCTTCGTGATAAAACTCGTCCGAATCGACGATGAATAGCCACTCCCCTTCTTTGGCGTGGTCTACGAACGTCTGCTTTTGCTCTTCGAGGCTCTTAAAGAATCTCCCAGCCTGATAAAGCTCAATCTTGCCATCTGGGTCTGGGAAGGACTTGATAAGCTCAAGCGTCCTATCTGTCGAATGGCCATCATCTGTGCTATTTGGGCGACCCTTAACTGCTCCCTCAACGACTCGAATGATGTCGAACTCATCATAGTTATTCCTCAGATTGGCTTCAATCCACCCCTCCTCGTTATGAGCAGCGAGACACTTCACAAGCACGGGCTCATACATCGGCACATTTACTGTGCTTAGTATTTGTGTCATTTGTTTTACTGGAACTTGAGGCATGTTCATAGCGCCTCCTCTATCTTCTTCACTGTGTTCTCCCACGTAAACTTGTTCACAGTCTTGTTCAAATCTGGGAACTCAAGTGCAACACTATCGGATTGTTTGACCGTATGTGCTAGGCGCATTGAATGAATTAGTTCATTTATATCAAACTTGCACCAATTGCCATTACCGTGGAACCAAATTCCATCTTGTGCTGATTCCATACCATCGGGTTGCACAAGGAATGCATTCCTATTATTCAGGAACTCCGTATGCCCACTGTAATTGGTCGCAATGCTAGGAACGCCACAAGCCATCAACTCTAGGATTTCCAGGTTCCAACCCTCAGCATGTGATGGAAAGACACCAAAGTCTACCTGATTAAACAGTGCCCGCAGTTCTGCTTGAGTATTCATCCTAGACAGAATCTTAATCTTGCTGCCCATCTTTGATGAAATATACTTCCTCTTCCATTCCTCGTTACCGCCATTTGAACGCAAGAACGGATTGTCATTCAACATCCATAGCTCAACATCATCATCAGGCTCAAACGCTGCATTAAAAGCTTCAAGCAACTCATTGTGGCCCTTGCGCTTTTCCCACTTGCCGATGTTGATGAAAATTGTTGAGTCATTGGTCCAATATGGACGATGCTTGCGAGCTTCCTCGTCACGGTAAAAGATGGTTGGGTCAACTCCTAGAGGAACTACATGAACGGGAATATCAGACTGAAGCGTCATGCTCGATGATGAGCGGACTACATCTTCCGCCCACTTGGAACAAACAAAAACTGCGTCAAGGTTCTCAAGGTGATGAAGCTCAATTTCATTGAAAGTATCAAGCTCGAAGATTGGCCAACCAATCCTCTTTCCACGACCGGGAAACATGTCAAGGTGGTTTTGGTGCCAGATACGAATTGATGGTGCCTCCACATTATATGTCATGGCGTTCTTGACGGTGTCCTCGATTATCCTTTGAGTCTGCGGGTCTCCGCTCCATTCTGGCTTTCCAATCGGCCAATAAGACACGGAGTGTCCAGCGTTGTATAGATGCTTGAGTGTATTGTATCCAACTACTCCATATCCTAGAGGGTTAGTCGGAGCTACAAGGTTAACAAACATCAGTTCACCTTCTTCCATTGTTCGTAGTATTTCATAATTGCGTCCTTCAGTTTCGGACCAACTATCTCATTGCTGAAGTCCTTGACTCTTTCCCTTGCCGCGTGCTGCATCTTAGGCCACATAGCCCAATCTCCAACGTCGCGGTGCTTCCATAGGTCAAAAGCACTCCTCATTGCCGCTTTCAACTCACAAACATGAGGCTCTCTCCAGTTTTCCACGGCTGTATACATGAACTCATGTGGGTGCGGCATATCACAAACCGGACTACTATTCGAAGCAACCAACCAGCCACACTCATGGTTTATGAATGCGTGAGGACCAGTGTGCTCAGTAGCGATTGTAGGTAGTCCATAGCCCAACGCATCAAAGTGCGGAACTCCCCAGCCTTCACCCCTAGATGGGAGTGCGTAGCAATCCGCCGTAGCATATAGCTTTTCAATGTCTTCGTGCGACATTACTTCGTGAATTAGCTTAATTGGCGGATAGTTCTTGAGACGCAATATCCCCTTCATGGCATTGATAATAGACAGAATTCTATTGTTTTCCTGTATGCCATCATTTGGACCCATGTAGACTTTCAGAATCAGAATGACTGGGTCTTCTCTTGTGAACTCGGTAAAGTATGCCTTTAGAAGTGGGTCCATGCCCTTCTTCTTTGAATACTGCAAGATAGACAGAAACTTAAAACTATTGTCTGCACCAGGCAAAACAAATGGTTCAACCTTCTTCTCATACTTCTTCATATTGAATGAGTATGGCACCACAACGATGGGCTTAACAACACCACTCTTTTGTGCAGCAATCCGGTTCTGCTCAATGGGCACAAGAATCAAATCCATTTGGTTCAACATGTCAACCCACTGCTTAGGAATCCTGTCGGTTTCCCAGCAAAATGCATTGATATTAAACACACCATCTTTGCGCTCTGTCTCGTTTGGTGTGGTTTGCTGAATAATGATATCTATGTCTTGGGCGCTCCTGTTCGCAAGCTCCTTCTCTCGTTCACTCCTCTTGTATTCTCCACCATCGTATCTAAGGTCTCTAGTTACAATGTCCATTCCAGCAATATCCAAGGCGCGAACGTAGTTTCTGGCCGCCTCCGCATATCCACTGAAATCAAGCAGTGGTGCTACATATAGAATTTTAGGCATTACACTATCATCCCCGGCATAACGTTCGAAGAAGAAACACCAGCAGATGTATCAACCTCTATGCCTCTAAGAGCCAAGCTCTTTGTCCATCGAACTTCTTCAAACTTATTTCTGCCGTTAACTTGGTCACGGAAGAATGCCTCAACATTGTCCCTAGGTGTGCCCTTCTGCAAACCGGCCATCCAGTCGTTCATTCCCTTTTCTTCAGGTTCACGACCAAGAATGTTCGTGTAGCACCACCTTACAAAGAGTTCATCCGAAATGTCCCCAGATGGTCTTTCGGCAGTAACAGTCTCAAACTTCGGAGGCTTATCCCAAGTTCGGCCCCTGTCTTCAACCTCTAGGTTGTCAAGGATGGTCTCAATCTTTTGTCCGGTTAGGTCCCAGGAGTGCATTCGGACAGCACAGGCTCTAGCGGCCTTAGCCAGCTTCTTGCGCTTATGCTCGTCAAAGGCCAACATCTCCATCTTGCTTGTGATGTCATCAATATCTGGGAATGACCTAATCGCTTCGGTCTCAGCTTCGTGATATAGGCGCTGAACCTTAATGGGCAATCCGCCACCATTCTCAACATGGTCTTCCATGGCAGAATAGTTCTGATACATCCCAGCAATACCACAAGCCTTCGACTCCATAATGGGAAGTCCCCAGCCTTCACAGATTGCAGGGTGGACGTAGATATCAATTAAGTTAAACAACTCAATTAGGTCCTTTTCAGAAACTCCACTGTGCGTTCCAGGCATATGTGCGGCCATCTTGCCACACTTGCGACATGCCGTTGCTCCCTGTGGAGTAGAAGGACTGAACCAATGAACATAAACATAGTCACATGCATCACACTTATAGGTGAAGAGCGTGTGTCTTTGTAGATTGAAATGTTGGACTAGCCCAGGAATATTCCAGCCCATGTCTGGCCAACTGGTGTGGCAGAATAGCGCGCTGTGCTGGATTCTAAGTGCGTGAAGTTCCTTTTCATCTAGCTTGCCACCAGCTTGGACCTTCTTCTTAATCCTAGCAATCTTCTGTGGTGTGACCCATTTCCTGCGCAACTGTGCATATGCCTGGAACAAATCAGGATACAGCTTACGCTTCTGGTTCCTCATTACGGTTCCAAAAATAAGCAGCGTTGGTTTGATAATGAACTTCTCACGAATCTCTTTTCGTGGAATTGGCTTCCATATCTCTAGGTCAACACCTGGAGACGTAACGTCCATTACCTTGACGCCACTAGATTCTAGGACACGTTTGCCATAGCGGCTATATGTAGTTAGTGCGTCGGCCTTCTTAAAGATTCCTTCTACCCACTGCTTCTTTTGTGGGGCGGAATCTACCGTGGGCATTAAGAACAACTTGTAGTTGCCACGGAATCTAGATGCTTGGAGATGTTCGACCATCCAGGGGTCTCTTGGGTCGAAAACGATATCTGGCTGGAAATCTGCCAGTATTGCATCAATCTTATACTTGCCAAACTGGTTCTGCGGATGGCTGTCGTATAGCTTCTTCTCTTCTTCGTTGGTTGGAAGAATGCCATAAAACGGCCATGCCAATTGTTTGCTCTCTGGACATGCTGGTGGTGCATACGAACCTACTTCTGCAAGTTCATATTTCCCGGTTGCATGTAGTCTTTTCAAAAGCTCCCGATTGAAGTTTGAAAATCCTGTTGATAGAAAACTAGCTTCGCCTGATATTAGAATTCTCTTCTTACGCTCTGTAGGATTCTGGGTCATCAATGCTCCATTGCCTTATCCTTAGCAACTCCTCAAGCTCATCAACTGTCATTTTGTTACAGCTTAAGAGGTCTTCCCTGCCAAACCTTTTTAATTTTTTATACTTGAGCAACAAGTTGAATACTTGCGAATTGAGTGCGAAAGGCTTGTGGAGCTTGGCAAGTTCACGAATCATTTCGTTAGTTATGCATCTATATAGATATCCTCTCAGATTACTTCTTACTGACCTCTTGTTTTTGAGGCCATTAAGTAATCCGATATATCCAGCCTGCCTAGCATCATCCCTGAGTTCTTCAGGCATATGCCTTACAGCGACACTGATGATATCTTCGTGGTCCATGTGAAGCTCCAGTAAAAGGGATTCGGGGCAGCCGAAGCTACCCCTTATCCCGGCCCTCTCTCAGAATGGCAAGTCGCTGCCACCAGCGTTTGCTGGGGGAGCAGCGGGCTGACTCTGTTGAGTCTGTTGGCCTGCGTCCTGATGAGCGTCAGTTGGTCCAGCCGGGTCCTGTGGTGGACGTTCCGCCTGGATTTCACTGGCATAAATCTTCAGCTTACTCCTCTTTTGGCCCTCCTTGGAGGTCCACTCGTCGGTCTCTAGCTGACCTCTGACCATAACTACTGTGCCCTTCTTCACATATTGCGAAGCATAGTCGGCTCTCTGATTCCAAACCTCACAGTCGATGTATGTGGCCTTTTCTTCATAGTTACCATCACGCTTCTTGATTCTCCTATTGGAAACAAGCCTGAATGTGGTAACGCGGGATTCTCCAACGTTCTTCAACTCTGCGTCCTTAACTGAACGGCCTAGGAAACGAACTTCATTGAGGTAAAACATTACACTTCTCCTTACAAAATTGAACCAACTATGGTCCATGTGGCTTGATTATAGGCTGCTGAAAATCAAAGTAAAGCCCAAAATCAAAGGTGGTCAATTGCCCTGACCAAAAAACTGTCCCGGTCCTTCTTACCAGTAATCAACACAGGCTTGCCTTCTTCGATAATCCAGCCAATCCTGTTGTAGATACTAGAGAATACCACTACTGAATCAATCATATACGTTTCGTCAGATACGGTCAGGAAGCACATTTCGTTGTGATTCTTGTCCTTAATCCTGCGAATCTTTTCAATTACAACACCAATGCATCCATCAGTCTTATTACTAAGCCTGCCCATATTCTTGAGCTTAATGTTTACTCTTGGGTTGTAGTGTAGGTCTACTAGGCTTCCAGATAGTGGAATACCGAGATAATACTTTTCCCACGCAATGCACATCTTCTTTGGTGTGCCACCAAGTTCACGAGCAACCTCTCCAATCGCTTCTCTGATTCTTGGCTTACGTGACTTATTTGGAACCTTTGAATCCATCAGGTTGTTCAAGGCTTCATTCAATGTTAGGTCCTCGTCTAGCTGCTTGAACATGTATTCACGCTCACGCTTAGTCAAAATACCAAACACCTTATACCATGACAACAGTCTAACCCTATGTGGCGTCATGTAGTCTAGCGCACCAGATTTAATTAGTGCAATGACAACTCCCTTGTTTACTTTAGTTCCTTCACCAAATGCTTTTCTAAGAAAGTCCACATCTCCAGTGGCATCGGCAATCTTTGCCAACGCCTTTAATGCACTCTTGCCAACCCCCTTGATATGACCAAGGCCGAAGGCAATCGTAGCTCTATCAACAATATCGAAATCATGGTTGAGTTTCTTAAGGCATGGAGGCTGAACATCAATGTTGAACAGCCTAGCCTCATACACAAGCTCTTGGATTTCCTCCAAAGAGTCCTGCTTACTATCAGAGTTCGTCAACATTGCCTTGAAGAACTGTAGCGGATAGTGACACTTGGCATATGCGGTCTTGTAACCAATCATTGCGTATGAAACGCCATGTGATTTATTAAAGCCATAGCCACTAAACTTGGAAATCCACCCGAAGATAGTCTCTGCAATCACTGGGTCGTGTCCCCTAGCAGCAGCCCCCTCCATGAAGTTTTTCTTTACCTTCTCCATCACGTCGGCCTTTTTCTTACCGACAGCTTTACGTGCCACATCAGCTTCTTTCAGCGTAAACCCTGCAAAGTCCGTGCAGATACGCATGATTTGTTCCTGATAAATCGGCACCCCATTTGTGTCTCTGAAGATTGGCTCTAGCACTGGATGGATATATTCCGGCTCCCATGTGCCATTACGAACTTTGATGTAGGTGTGGGTGATAGATGAGAATTCACCAGGTTTGTCTGGCTTCTCTCGATACTCTGCCTCAAGACATCCTGGCCTGATGAGCGACACAACGTCACTTAGTTCCTCAATATCCCTTGGCTTCACTTCCTTAGCATACCTCTTTCCGAGGTTTCCTTCAAGCTGGAAAACTCCCTTTGTGAGCCCTGTGCTTATTAAGTCCCAGGTTCGCTCATCGTCGAGAGGAATATTCGAGAAATCCAGCTTCGTCTTCTTTGCCTTGATGGCCAGTATTTTCTCTCTTCTCTCTTCTGCTTCAGTTTTCATCTATCTTGCTCCCAACACTTAAAGCACCTTGGTTCATATAGCTCTGCGCCACCAACGGCAACCTGCTCTGTGCTTCCATCTTTTCTAAATGTTCTTGTTGCCGCATGGAGTGTTTTGCACTCAGCACACACAGCCTTGAGATTTATTACGCTATCTGCTACTGCTAGGAGAAAAGGCATGGCGCCAAATGGTCTGCCTTCTGAATCCTGGGATAGTCCTGCGCAAATTACCTCATATCCCCACGAGGTAACCATCTTGGATACAAGCGGCTCAAAACGGTCTTGATTAAGAAATTGCGCCTCATCAAAGATAACTACGTCTACTGGCTGTAGCTTCAGAACAACATCCATGCACTTCTGCGGGTTGTCTTTATCTACAATAAACGCCGGGAATTGATGTTTGTCGTGCGTAAGAATGACTCCATCAGACTCATACCTACTGTCGTTTGATGGCTTGAAACCAACAACCATCTTGCCCGCAACAACATTAGCAAGAGCCAAAGCAATCAGCCTAGAAGTCTTACCGGCGAACATTGGCCCATTGATAACGGTCAGCATACTACTCTCCTAGTTCTTTCCCATACGTCTTCTTGAACCAACTGCCAACCCTAACCTTCGGGATGCCGAATACTGCACCTGGAGCTATGATTCTTCTACAGAGACCAGTGCATGTTGGGTCTTCACAGTTATATAGAATCTTCGCATCATGCGACATTGGTAGGACTATGCTGTATTTGTTCTCACATGTCTTGCATTTGTATACATAGTTAGGCATCTAGCACCTCTATGCTATATGCAACGTTATCACTAACAATCTTATCAACACCAACAAGTGCAAGAGAGAACTTCTTCTTATCTCCACCCATCTTAACTGTTACGTTTGATGGCTCAAGAATATATGTCCGCAAACTATCAATCATAAATCGGTAGATTTTCCTTGAGGTTCCATCTGGAACTACATAGTAAACCTCGTTTGCCTTAGTCCCAAGCATCCCGGTGAGCTTCTTTCCATTAGATAGCTCAAAGCAGAGGTTGCCTGTCTTCTCGGCCATGACATCAAACTTCACTTCAATATCCACAGGCTCACTGTCAAATCCATTTGGATATGACCGAATGTCTCCGTGCTCTTGCTCCTTCTTTCCCTCAAGTTCATGACACGAAATGTCGTTGTCTATGAGGTAATTCATCACAAGTTCAACTGCTTCTTGTGACATCGCCAAGTCTCTTTTGAATGAATAGTGCGCCATGATTCCTTACCTTACTTATATTCCGGCAAATTCGATACTATGTCTGGATTACATTCAGCCAGTTTCTTTTCATCATCTATTATTGCCAGCAACGCAATTGATAGTGCGGCGTTCTGCAATAGTCTTTTTCTCAACTCAACAATAGCATGCGGATTGTCTGGGTCTATGTCGTCTATCTTCTGCACACGCTTACGGAACATGCGGCGCCATTCATCAAGTCCCCATTCACCATTACTCTCACCCCACAAGAAATCTTGCACGATTCTTGCCGATTTGATGACATTGAAAATAAGGATGTCTTCACCGTCTTTCATCACAAACTTCCAGTGCTGCCAAATCCACCATCTCCACGAATCGTTGCATCAAGGTCATCCACTGCTGCGAACATTGCTTGAGGAGCCTTCTTTAGAACAAACTGAGCAATTCGTTCATTTGCTGCAATTGCGTATGGCTTATCTGTGTTGTTGTGCAACAGAACCATACATGGCCCACGATACCCTGAATCAATTGTGCCAGGGGAATTAGCAACAACAATGCCGCGCTTTGCTAGTCCACTTCTAGAGCGAACTTGGACTTCCCAGCCTTCTGGGATTGCCATGCGGAATCCAAGAGACAACATGCGAGTGCCGCCTGGCTCAAGAAAGTATCCATGCTTCTCCACAACAACCGACTCACCACTTGACCGACCAGTGTGGCGCCCATGCTCGGACATCGGATTAGGAATAACTCTAACATCTGCGCCAGCATCCCCACTGTGCTTATATTCTGGAAGACTTCCACCCTCCAGCTTTACCTTAACTAGTGCTACCATTTATTTCCTCCTCCATATCCCCAAGAACATCCATTGTCTTGAGTCCCAAAACATCCATCTTGACATAGCCCATGTTATCAAGGGTTTCGCCATCATACTCAGTAATCTTTACCTTGTCCTTAGTGTCCCAGCGTAGCGGAACACCACCATTCTCAAATGGCTCATCAGAGATGATTAGGCCAGCGGCGTGCTTGCCTCGACTCTTCTGGCAACCCTGTAGTTTTTTCGCAATCTCGAATAGCTTCGGATGCTTCTTCTCGTATTCCTGTAGTCTCTCAGAGTCCTTTAGTGCTGCTTCAATGGTCTTTGCCTTGAGACCAACTAAACGTGTCATAACGTTGGCGTCATCAAAGCTCATGCCTCGCTTACCAAGCACTTTAGCTACATCCTTTAAGACGGCCTTGGGCATCAATCGGTTGAACGTTACCATTTGCGCAACTCTATCTTCACCGAATCTGTCACGAATATAGTTGATGACCTTCCCGCGATTCCTCTTTGAGAAGTCCATGTCGATATCAGCGAGAGAACCCTTACGGCCAGCATTGTAGAACCTTTCCCAGATTAAACCAAACTTAATCGGCTCAATCTCAGTAATGTTCAAGCAATAAGACACCAGAGAGCCAGCAGCGCTACCTCTGCCTGGTCCCACCGAAATCCCCTCACTGCGAGCCCAACTAACAATGTCCCAAACAATGAGGAAATAGTCGGCCAGCCCCGCGTCCTTGATATCTGCCATTTCCTTGGCGATGCGAGCCTGATATATTTCTGACGCATCTCCCAGTCTATGTCCGAATTCAGTTTCATATCCATCCTCTACTAGTTTCTCCAGATATTGGAATGAATCGAAGCGAAGGTCTGGAACAAATGCATACTTAGGTAGATGCATCTTCTTCTCAATCTTTACGTCTCCAATTCTATCTACAACTTCGAGTGTTGCCTCAAGCTCAGACTGAAGCAGACTGCTCATCCTTTGCTCGTTGTTTTCTGTAGTTAGGTGCTCTCCAAGAATGTGAACACCATCCTTCATCCAATACTCTCTAGTGGAGTAGTATGGACGAAACCCACGGCCTTTTCCGTATCCAATTGGGGTATCGAACGTATGGCCAGTCCTGATTGCCCAGATGCCCTCGTGAGCCTCAACATCATCTCTGTCGATGTAGTGGGAATCAACAGTGCCTACACACTTCATCTGCATCTTGCGGGCCATCAGCCGCAAAGCCTGGTTTACCTCTGGCTGAATATCCAGCCCTCCATCCTGAACTTCTAGGTAGAGTCTGTCACCGAAGATTCCACGCAACAGCAGGAGATTCTTCATGGCCTCGTCAAAGTCCTTCTCTGCGAGATTCCACGGCACAATTCCCTTGAGGCAGCCAGTCAAACAGATGATGCCATTTGAATGGAGCACAAGGTCTTTGTAGTCAATGCGCGGCACGTAGTAGAACTTCTCGTTAGCCTTAGTAGTGAGTTTTTTGATATTTATCCAGCCCTCGGGGTTCATCGCTAGGAGAACTAGGTGGTGGGCGAGCCTTTTCTTGTCGGCTCGTGATTGCTCTGCGTCGGCAACCATGTAGAACTCAGATGCGAAGATTGGCTTAATTCCCTGCTTAGTGCATTCTGCATAAAACTCAGGAACACCGGCAATCGTTCCGTGGTCAGTAAGCGCAACTGCTTTGTGACCAAACTCAATTGCTCGCTTAACAATCTGAGGAATCTTGGCAATAGCATCCAGTTCACTATAAGTGCTGTGGACGTGGAGGTGGGCCATTTCAACTTTTTTCATTCTTCAACACCTTAAATCTTACTTCTATCTCTGAGTCATCCAGAAATAGAGGCTCTGTGTGCCATGCTGGAGTATCTATACAATTGGCATAGGTTACGCCAACCAGCTTAAACCCATTGATTATGCGCCTAGCTGAATTGGCGTAAACACAAATGCCTTGCCATTCATTCGTCAGTTTGAACACATACCTCGGGTTCGTATTCACCGCCTCTGTGGATTTCATTGTGCCCCCTGCAAGCGTAGGTCATTTTGTCTACATTGCTCATTGTCACAAGCTCTGGATTTTCTACCCGAAGGCCACCGTGGCATGGGTTCTTGTCTCCCTCCATCCTACATGAGATAATAGGCAGACGGAATTCTCTGTCAACGGTGAATTTATTACGAATCTGGCCACACACGTCCCACCCAATGCAATAGTTGCAGAGCCAACTCTTTACTCTTGCTGGGTTTACGTTTTGTATGATTTGTCTCCAGTTGTTCTTGAGACTTTTAACGGTCAGTTCGTTCATCTCCGCTGTGATTGGAACGGTGACTGGACCTTTGCGCAAAAACCACAAGGTGACCAGAACGTATTTATATTGAGGAAACAACTGGGAGATAATCTTTCCATACAGCCTGACTTGTGGGTCCTTGTAGGCTGCTGCATAGCTCATTGAGCGGCCTGTCTTGTAGTCCACAACCTCAACCGTATCGGAGTCTTCCTCTACTGCTAGGTCAAGGAAGGCCCGTAGCGGGATTCCCTCGATTTGTCCGTTGAAGTTCAACTCTACGCCAAGCATCTTCTTCTTGAAGTTGCCGTCTTTGTCACGCTTGAGCACGGGATAATCACGAGACTTAATGGCTCCCTCAATGAGCGCCAGGTCGTCCTCATAATTGATACGTGGGCAGCCATCAACAACTTCTGATGGAATTGACAGAATAGAACAGGTCCTATCCTTTGTCATGTGTTGGCAAAGTTCACAATTCTTCATCTGAGGATATGGGTCGCCACGTTCGGGCTTGCGGTCATCTAGGAGCCATACGCGATGCTCTACGTAATAATCACGTAGTGTCTTTACGTAATCAATCTCAGCATTTTCATCCTTGCCCAGAACTGCATTCACCCACTGTTCAAGTGCCTCGTGAACAACAGAACCCTTGTGGGTATAGATGTTTCCCTTCCTGGTCTCTGGAATCTTCAGATGATACTCAAGAAAGTATTTCATCTCGCATTGCTTATTGGTCTTGATTCTAGACGCACTTGCTGCTGACATATCCATTATCGTGTTTCTCCTAAACTAACCTGCATAGTTCGCCCGCCCGCTCAACTATAATTCTCGAAAACCGCAGGACAGTGTGCTACTAATGTGCATTGTGCATCATTCATTATCTCTTGAATCTGCGGATGTGCCCTTGGGTTCTCGTCTGTCCTAAGTGAAAACACATGCAGCCATTCTCTGAAGTTACAGGTCATGACTATTTCTGACTTGAGACAGTTCGGCAAGACTGACCTAGCAATCTGCGGCTTCTCACCTATTTGAATCAACATCAAATAAGCGGCCTCTGCCTGTTCACAGGCTGTTTTCCAAACGCTTGCGCCATCTTCTGTTTGTAGTGGAGGCTCAATGAACTTAACCTGTCCACCAAACTTGTCTTTGCCATAATTGCAATAGCGAGTGCTCTCTTGGCTATACGCCGCCAAACGATGTCTCACCATCTCGTGCGTTACGCCTCTATCACAAACAAATCTAAAGCTGGCTGAACCATGCTCCAAAACGGACCAATGTCCAATCTTCTTGATTTTCTTAACAAACTTCACAGCAGAACTTGGTGTCATCTTATCTTCAGACTTATAACACGTTCTGCCTGCGGCCTCAATTACCTGCTCTGCGTTTGGCGTAATCCATAAAAGCTCTGCGCTAGGCTTAACAATTATCATCTTGTTGCCTCTTCGCATCTTCCTCGACCTTGGTATATGGGTCCTTCGGGTCTGGATACTTGTCAATAAGCTCCGACGCCATCTTGTTCAGTAGAGCTAGAAGTTCCTTCGGCAAAGGTGGAGGTCTATCATCAGTCCAGTTATTCATCATCATGGCATCACGAAGCACCATAAGACTGGCAATTGCTTTTGTGATATGACTCAATCCGCTATCTGGGTCAATGTCCTGACCAAAATCCCACCATGACATCAAATGACGCCACGCTGCATCGTGATAGACGGAAGCCCTTACGCCCTTAATCCTATAGTTGTGCCTACCATACTTTCTACCACCCTCTAGCATTGCTATTCCAAGCTCTGCCATGACACCATGAGACACGGTTGAGATTGGAGCCTTCCTGACGCCAACTGCGTCCTTTGGATTTGTGTCCTTCACGCTTTTGGCTAGCATCTTAAGTTCTCTCATCTCTTTGATAGTTAGTGTCTTTCTCGGGCCACCAAGACAACTCGGAATAGGATGTTCCTCTTGGTCCTCCTTTTGACCTATCATCTTCTGCTTCTGCTTCTGCCATCCATACTCTCCATGGGTAATACCGTCTCCCATTATATCAGTCCTTCTGCCTCAAGGAATTCTGACCAATCGCACACCCTGGTAAACCAACCAAGCGAATCATCGAGTTCCCTGTTGTATGGCGCATCTCTGCAATAAACAGTTGCGCGTGTTCCAGTTGTGATTTGTTCGACAGTCTTCGGGCTGTCATCAATGAACACATCTACACTAAGCTGTTGAATAATTGGAGCCTTGTTGCCCTTGGCGAAAATTATCTTCGCCTCCTTTGGGAAACCAGCCTCTTCAATAGCATCAATTGTGTCTTGTCTGGCATACTCTGGCCTATTGGTGATGAACACAATCTCGTGACCAGCAGCAATGATAGTATCTAGGGCCGCGACCGTTCCTGGGAGGAGTTCAAGATGCCTGTATCCATGACCTTGCATCCCGAACTTATCAAACTCTTTCCAGAACGTAGCCTCGGACAATCCATCAATGCACTCGTGCCAGTAGTATGACGTAATCTCCTCGTGGGAATATTCCACGTCACATGTTCTCTTTAGCCATGCAGTAAATGCCTTTGTGAAGTTAAAACATACTCCATCAAGGTCAATTCCATATCTCTTCTTTGACATCAAAAGCCTCTCTGATTTCCTCAATCGTCAAATCCCCTATATCATTTCTGCCTTCTGGTAAATTGACGACTTCCACATCGAAAAAGTTCTTGGCAGTTTTGACTGCCGCGTGCATCCCGCTGATGCCAGCAGCATCATTATCTAGCGCAAGTCTTAGCTTAAAAGCCTGGACGTTCATTAGAATTTGCATCTGCTCATTATACAACGTTTTCCCCAAAACAGCCACAGAGTTCCTAACACCAGCATCTTCTAGGCGCAAGACATCGAGCGGACCCTCGCAAATGATGGCCTCTCCCAATAGCGTAATTGCGTCCTTCGCCCTGTCTATATTAAACAGGTTGTGCTTTGCGTCGTAGTCCCTGCTGTGCAGCCACTTAGGTATACTACGAGCTTTCCAGTCATCATGTAGTGTTCTGCCAGTGAACCCCACTATTCCTCCACCTATACTGCGAATTGGGAATACAATCCTATCTGACATATACTTCCCAGTGCTTTTACCAACACCGACATGGTATTCTTCGACAATCCTCCTTGAGAATCCTCGCTCTTCTTCAAGATATCCGTGATATTGTAGCGACGACAAACATGTCTCTGGGAAGATTTTCTTTTTGCTCTTTGTCCTTCGGGCCTTGACGACGAATTCTCGGTTCTGTCTTTCATCTCTAATCTGCTTCAGTTCTTCTGGGGAGATGTCTAGATTTACAAATCTCTTCACATACTCGATTGCTTCAAGGAATGAATAACTCTTAAGTGCCTTAACGAGGCCAAAGATGTCTGCATCATACTTCATGTGACAATTGCGAGAGAAGCATGACCAAATACCACGGTCTACGTGCCAACTCCATGAGTCGTGCCTGCTACTTCCATGGACAGGACACGGACCAGTTAAGGAGTGATATCTGTCCCTATACTCAACACCAAGGTCATCTAGAATCTCATGTATTTTGGCCGCTGCCAGGTCTTTGATTACTTTAATCGTTTCGCTGTCTTCAAACATCTTTAGCCTCAAGTTCTCTAGAAGTTAAGTCAATGCCCGACTATTCCTCCCTCGCATCCCCAAGAAGAGTAGGACGCTCTTCGTCATTCAGCCTATCACGAATTTGTCTGAGACCTTGAATACTTGCGGTAATCTCAGAGTTTCGCTTGTCTTCCTTCAACCTACACGAGCCTCGGTCAAAGTGGAAGTTAATCCAATCATCATAGTCATGACCTGGACCATGGCGAGCTAGGATAACCTTTGCCATATGGTCGCCCCTCTGTGTGCCGTCCAGTTCAATCTCTTCTGGTCTCTTCTTTCTAAAGAGAGTCAGTGAATCAAGGTTATGGCTGATTCTATCTGAACCTGCGATTGTAGATACGCTGTCTACCTTCAATGCTTCACGGTTCAACTGTCCAAATACCAGAATAGGAATATTCTCTTGAACTGCTAGGTCATGTAGCGCCGAGATTAGAAATCCTAGCATCTGCCATTCCGCTGCGTTCTTGAGGTCTTTCGGGTTGGACAGCTTGACATAATCATACACTACCAGGCATTTTGGCGTCGGTCCCTTTGACCTACCAACATTGCGCCTGACGAATTTGCGAACTACTGGGATGACGTGATTAACACTACGGCCAGCGATGTTCTTGTAGAAGAATGGTGCATCCTTCACTTTCCTAAATGCGGCGTTTAGTAGTTCAATCTGGTCTGGCTTTGACTTCCAGCTTCCACTCTCGATTATATCGAACGGAATGCCAGTGAGCATGGAGCAAATTCTCATCTGCTGGTCCCGAAGCAATAGCTCGGAATCCAGATACAAAACTGGCAACCTGCCGAACTCTGCGCTACCCTCTATGGCAACCATAGTTCCAGCGTGCGCAGCGATTTGCGACTTGCCAGCTTTGGCTCTAGCAAAGATTCCAGTTACGGTGCCGTTCTTTATTCCACCACAATCCCTCTGCCACCTCTTAAAGCCGATGTCGAGCGACTGGACGAAGTCACCATCGGCAAAACTCTGGATGGTCTCCTCGAATGTCTCGGATAGATTCTCTACATCTTCCTGTCCCTCGTCAACATACTTGATGGTCTTGAATACGCTGTCCTCAACCATGTTACGAAGGTCTATAGGGCTACCCTGGAAATTCTCAATGTCATCCTTTAGATAATCAAACGTCCCTATCATCTGTCGCTTGATTGATGCCATCTTGATTGCGGCTACGTGCTTCATTATCGCTTCAGGATTGATTGAATCCCTTGTGGCCTCAAGTGCCTCAATCAAAGCACCATTCTGTGTGGCTCCCAAAAACTCCTTTATTCCTTGCTCCTCGGCCTTACTGATTAGGACGTAGCTGTCCAGCTTTGTAGATGGGTCTTCCGTAACAATGTCACGCATAAGCCCATAAATCATCTGGTTGCCGCTATTTGTGAAATCATCCACATCGAGTATATCATCTACTAGAAGTAGCGAGTCTGGCTGCTTCAGTAGTATTGCCAATACCGCTCTCTCAGCCCCTATCGCTTGTAGCATCGTATGCCCTCCATTTGGCTTCCCTGACCTTGCGGTCATAAATCTTCTTGTAAAGGTCTATCTTGACCTTAACTGCCTCTGTAAATGGTTTGATTTGATTCAACTTAATACGTTCATTCTTGTCTCCATTGAACTGGACACGAGAAAATATCTGCCCCATCTCGGCATTTAAGAATGTATAGTATCCATCAATAATTACAAGGTGTTCACCAAGCTCGTCAAGCGGCATGCTTCGAATCTCTATACCAGTTAGATTCATTGCCTTGGCAATTGGGTCATTCTCTGGTCGTGATACGAACTGAAAGCCCACTTTATTTCTCCACGTTGATATATCATTTCTAAGCTCTTCGCTTGTCATGCTTCATCTCCCTGCTGCCGTGGATGATTGGCTGTGGACCTAGAGGAGTCAAGGGAGCTTGTTTATTATGTTTTCTGTGCTCTCGCCCCAGTCGATTTCTACGAGTGTGATTTTGTTTATTTTGCACCACTCAGCCTTCCGCTTGTCTCTTGATTGAGAGGCTCTGAACGCGGCCTTGTCGTTATGGAAGAATGGGTTGAACGAATGATGCTGGTCACCCTGCACCTCTATTGCGAGGAGTCTTCTAGGGAGAAAGAAATCTAGCGACAATCCTTCTCCCTTACAGGGAAACTCTTCTAAAATGATGTCGGTCGGATATGTTTCATCGAGGATTTCACCAACCTCGCTTTGAAACAGTCCCCGACCTTCACCGACCGCTTTGCGCGGCCACCTTGATGGGCGAACATCTATCTTGTGTTCGCGGCCTTTTGTATCAACGAACTTCACTTAGTCTTCAAGGAGTTCTTTTGTTTGCTTGATGATTCCATCCCTATACTCTTTGTCGTTCCTAATCAGGTCAAGCATGAATGCTTCACGCTTCCTTACTCCTTCTGGATTTTCTTCATCAACAAGCGTATACCATCCATTGGCATAGTCTACGATACATAGGTCTCGTGCAAGCTGAAGTAAGTCGAGCGCCTTATCAATACCTTTACCATAGATGATTGGAACAGATACTTCTCTAAATGGCCTTGCCATGTTGTTCTTCATCACTCTACAAATGGTCATCTGGCCAATAATGTCGCCCTTCCCATCCTTGATAAGGTGAGAATTCAGTCTCTTCAATTTGATAATCTGCGATGCCATATCACCAACGGCCTTGCCGCCCTTCTTAGTATCACCAGAAGCATATGGATTTAGATTGGATGTCAGGTGAGAGATGAACAGAATGGTGCAACGATTTCTCTCCGCTGGGCCGAGTGTCTTTCTAACCATCTTCCAACATAGTCGCGCTACCAATCCCATAGTTTGTTTCTCAGCACCCTCAGCATCTTCTACTTCTGGGAGCATTGCTGTGATGCTATCAAACACGACTAGACAGCCTGGAACTTCCGTAACGCATTTGTGAACCATGTTTACGGCTTCTTCACCCGTGTCTGGTCTAATACGAACGAACAGCTTGCGCGCCTCTGCGTTCAATCCACGAATCATATTGATTTGAGACTCTCGCAACTTACGCTCAACATCAAAGTAGAACACTGGCTTACCCATCTTAATTGCGTTAGCCGCAACTTCTAGGGCAAATGTGCTCTTTCCTGTTGAGTGGTCTCCATAGATTTCATTAGCGGAGCCCTCTACGAGTGGAACGCCGAGAGCCCAGTCTAGCTTTACGGAACCAGTCGAAATTGATGCAAGGTCGCCATCTTTGATGTCTGGACCTATACATACTTTTCCGGACCACTCCTTAATAATATTCTCTTGGAATCCGAGAATGTCTTCGATACTAAGACACTTCTTTCCTTGAGCTTTCTTCTTCGCCATTAAGAGCCCTCTCGGGCGTCAATCTTAAGCCTCTTGGCTTTCAGCTTTTTGCTGCCTGTATCAAGTAGGGTGGACAGCGGAATATCGAACTGCTCTGCCATTAGGAATGCCACATTGATGACATCTCCCAACTCTTCTGTCATGCGGCCTAGTGGACTAGAGCCTGCATCACGCAGCTTCTTAATCTTTCTTCGGCTTCCCTGCTGTGCCAGAATTGCCTCTGAAAGTTCGCCAACCTCTTCTGCTAGCTTTGCCATGTAATACAGCTTGTTGTTTGGCCTATGGCGGTTCTTCCTGTAGGTCTCAAGCTCATCAATATACGTGGCCATATGAAGGGCGGTCTTTGTCTTTTCCTCTAGGTTGGGCTTAAATGCTACATCTCTCATTTTGAGAACTCCTCTAACTTTTCAAATAGTCCCAGTGGTTTCGGGACCTGTTTTCTGTCTACTCTAAGGTCTTCTAGGTCTTCAACTACTTCCGGTTTCACTGAAGACATATCTTTTGGTTCTGCTAGGCGCTCTTTCCTTTCCTTAATCTGCTGGAGCAAGAACTCCACCTTTGCGTAATCTGTCCAGGTGGTGATATGATTTGCCATTGCGATTAAAAGCACAGCAGGCTCGCCGTATTTCTTGATGAACTTACGGCAAGCCTGTATTTCTCGACGGTATCTAAATTTGTATCGGTGCTGTTGCCAGAATTTTGCTGGCAGTCTCAGACCATGGTTGTCTCGCAGGAACGCAAGCTCTACAAGATAATTGGAGCAGTCCTGCTTTGTTCCGGGAGTGCTCAGAGAATTAAACCGGGCTTTTCTTTTTACCATTGCTTCTCCTTCAGTTTGCACGCTTTGTTTTCGGCTCTACGCTCTCTCCCACTAGAAGTAGTATAGTGGCAAGAGAGCGATTGGTCAAGCCCGATTCAATGTCACTAGGCTCTTGGATTAAAACAGCCATCCGCCTGCGGTGCCGCCAAGACCAGGACCATTTTCTTCACCACCAGTAAGGCCCGGCTTAGGAGTTGGACCAGGTTCACCTGTCTTGCCAGATGTCTCACCAGTTTCAGTAGTATCTCCAGCCTTACCTGTGCCATCACCACCAGGGTCACCACCAGACTTACCACCCTTACATGAGATGATTTTATGCTTACCACTACATGGGTCCATAAGGTCAATACTTCCGCAATCCGGTGGGTCCGGTGGGGTGACTAGTGGTTCTTTAGGCGGAACAGGAGGAATTGCACTACCAGGAGGAGGCGGAACAACACTTCCAGGGCCATCTTTACCGCCGTCATCTGGTGGTTTCGGAGTGTCAGTCTCTCCACCATCGGTTCCTTCTCCTTCATCAGTCTCACCTCCGGTTTCTCCACCCTTGCCAGTTCCACCGCCGCTGCTGGCATCTTGTCCAATAACAGGCGCAGTCGCAGTAGCAGAATCAACACCAGTTGCACCAAGCTCTTGAAGCTGTTCGTTAATTACACCAACCGTCTCTGCATTGGCGTCATTAAATGCACCAGTCATCTCGCCCATTGCAGTGTTAGTTTTTTCGTGAGCTTCATCTATTGCCTTGTCCATATCCTCCTGGCTTACACCACCACCACCAGCTACAAATTCCTCCATTCCCTTTTCGCCGCCAAGGGCAGCTTGCATTTCTTCAATAGCCGCTGCATTCTTCTTGCAACAATCTTCAGGTGACTGCTTCTCACCAGCAGCATTCTCACCAGCATCGGTGGCCTCATTCGCATCATCAATGGCCTTGTCTGCCTTATCCTTTGCTTCCTTTTCTGCATCAGTTGGGTGTGGAGGTCCGGCCTTTTCAATTGCCTCTTCCCACTCCTTTTGTGACTCCTCAGCCATATCAGCAGTTTTAGCAGCCTTGTCTGATGCTTTCTTGGCGTCTGTTTTAGCCTTTGCAGCAGCATCACTTGCTTCTCTAGCAGCTTCTCTAGCTTCTGAGTTTTTACCACCAGCTTCCGCATATTCTCTTTCTGCCTTCTTGAGTGCAGCATCAGCTATAGGTCCAGCACCAGGCTCCTTTGTTGCTGCTTCAGCAGCATCACGAGCATCACGAGCATCGGCCACATCCTGATTTGTTTGGCTCCATGCTTCATTTGCGGAGTTGGCAGCTTCAGTAGCTTCTTTAGCGGCATCCATTGATGCAGAAGCAGCTTCCATATCCTGACGTAAGAAATCAAAATCAGCCTTAGCACCACTAGCAGCACTATCAATTGCATCATTTCCGGTCGCTGGTAAGTCATCAAATGCATTCGATGCGTCTTCAGCAGATTTTCCTCCTGCACCAAATTTCTGAGCGGCACCGGCATAATCTCCTGGCGTAGTTGGGGCTCCCTTGCTAAATCCATGAAGCTGGAGCATAAGGTCGCATATCTCACAAATTTTACGTGCAAGTGTTATATCATTGATGAATGTGCGGTCCCAGTATATCTTCTCTCCACCACTACAGATGTCGTGTTGGACAACTGGCATCCAAACGCCCCCACCAAATTTCATCACTCCAACAATGTCATTGTCTTCGATATCTTCTTTAACAAATGCAATAGGCCCATCCCTTGTCATGTCCATATGGAACCACAACTCAGTTTTCACTTCAATCGTGGACAAGGATGTAGTTTCCGCCCCACACGTTACCGGACATGTTGGGTCTCTATGAATCAGGAACACTCCATTCATTGGTGCAGCGCACTTATATTCGTCGTCATACCATTTGTGAAGAATGGTTGTGCAAACTTCTCCAGATGTAACCCTATCTCCATCATCCCCGATAATGCCAGCGTAATCACATGTCTTTCTTACCCACCAGGCTTGCTCTAGTCGGCCCTTCAAAAATGGGAATCCACATGTAGAATCCTCATTTGTAGCAAAAACGAGCGTTCCTTCATCTTTCCAGCCCAATGGCTGGTCAACAATCAGTTCATTGAATGTCCTCCAGACACTTCTCTTACTGTCCCAGCGCATATCAACTGGACCGAACTTCCAGCTAGCAGCATCAAGTTTGTGCTCATCATCATTTTTGCGCTTATCTGCCGGATTCGGGTCAGTAGGGCGTATGCCAATTGTCTTGCCCCAGCCCGCCATTTGAATAGGACCACGAACACCAATGCTTCGCACATCGTCGTAATCGGAAACCTTTGTCTCACTCCTAGCAGTCTCTACTTTGTTCTTTGATACCAAAAACTGAATTTGTTGATTACTACCAATGTCCTTATACATATTGAGATTGGAACCATTAGGTATTCCAGCAAATGAATCAGTAGAAGTTGGTCCACCATAAGAAGCCTCTGCGAACTCTGCACCTAGAGTCATAAGCCAGCCAGGAAGCAGCGTCAAAAATGCATCCATAGACGCACCAAACGTAGCGCCCCATGCGTCGTCGCTGTATCCGAATGCGCCAGGAGGTGTTGGCGTGATGAGCATAGGAGGGCCATCTAGGGTGTTTTTACCCTTAGAGGTTCCCGTTACTCTACTGGCCTCTTGGCCAGAAAGCGCATATGTTTGAATTGGATAGCTCTTTTTCTTTAGCCTATCCTTATTCCTTACTTCTTTCCTAGTCAAAGCTACCCGCTCCTCCGGAGGTTGCAGAAGTGCTTGAACTTCCGCGACCGCCAAACTGTCTCGAAATTGTAGTTCTGTGTTTCTCAATAAACTCAATCGTGTTTTGTGGCAAGGTTCTTGCACCACCTCTTCTAGCGAACAGACTGAGTGATGCCAACTCTATTCTACTAAGTTCACCGAAGCGCCTCAAGAAGCTAGAAAGCCTATAGGACGTAGTCACTTGGCCCTGCATGTTAATCGAGATATCGTTAATGTTTGAGTTTTGCCCAATTGATTCTCCAATCGCATAACGCGGGAAGCCCTCAATTGTAACCTCTGCGCTTTCTCAATGTTGCTAGCAAATACAGGTCCATACCTGGAGAACCTGGCCCTTACCGGAACAAAAACATGGGTAGGCTGATATACCATCGCGTGAATCTCTGAATATGCTCCTTCAGTTCCATGCATATGACCACGCATTTGTCTAGTAGACTTGGACTCAGCTATGTCATTATTAAACATTCTCTTGTGCGTCGTGCTTCCGGCAGCAGCTTCAATTTCTTCCTGAATTTCCTGTGTATCAGGAATGTAGTAGATTACTGGATTATCAATCCTTACTATGTTGCCCTCTTCAATTGTAGCAGATACATACAATTTACTATTCTTGACAATATAGTCGGCCTTATCGGCCTGAGTTACCTGTTCTTCAATGTTAAACGCGGCCCTTAGTTCAAGCGGTAGTGCCTGTGCAGCATTAGCTCCCTTGCCAAACGCAAAATGTCCACCAAACCCCAACACTCCACCAGCAGGAGGTGGTGTCGATGCTCCAGCATACTCATATTGGACATACGCACGAGTTTTTCCTTGGCTGTTTCTAAAGTATTCATTCGGGTCATTGTTTCCAGAAACAGTATCTACCGTCCATGCTGCTTCAATATAGTCAACATCTACCGCTTGCTGGAACAAGAATCTCTTGCCGTATGTAGCTTCGGCATGTCCCTTTAGCTTTTCGTATATCTTTCCCTTTTTTGCAAAGTCCTCATCACTCTCTGCGAGCGCATCTGCGTCAATACCATTTTGAGATTTTACATCAGCACTGCTATCACCAGTAACAGTTGGCTTTGCATTTAAGCTAGATAGACCATAACGTGAAAAATCACCATTTACTTTGACCCAATACTGCCAGCCATCCTTGGTTCCTAGCACAATACGCATCTCTGCTTCGGTCATGTAGTATTTTGCAGAGCCACCTTCGTCTGATAGGTCAATTGGGTTGTTGGCGGCACCAGTAATATTTAGCTGTCTCATTTGCTCTACTGGAGCACCATACAAGACTGAGCACGCTAGTTCATTCCTAAGCTCATACCCTCTTTTGGCACTAATAACGTAACCAGAGTGCGCGGCCAAAAAGTCATCTAGGGACAAGTCTACATTGTCTGTTCTGCGGTCAATTACATGAACGACCACATCAATTACATCATCTGCGGCCCTACTGGACGTAACATACCAATCAAATGCATAGCGGTTTGCTAGCTCTTGAATGAAGTCAGCGATTGATAGTAGATTTGAGTTAATGCGGTGACCAGTATCAACCATTGCACTTATCGCATCTAGGTTGAATCTATATAGTTCTCCAAAGGCTTTAGGAACGATTGACGTGACTTTATATTCAAAACCAACATCTGTAACTATACCACCAGTAAGTGTTAGCGCAATTCTATCATATGTCATGCCAGCCTGGTTCCACCCAGATAGGTTGATGCCAGTGTTGTCGTAATCATCGTAGGCACCATAGACATCAGCAAGCGAACATCCAGTATCTTCGATACCATCTACGGCATTTCTGAATCCAGGGGCGAGAATCATTGGAATGCTTTGCATTATCTCTCGTGGGTCAGAGATGTTTACCGTAATCACTCTACCGGAAATATTCCTAATGTCTTCCTCATACCTGGTCACAATTCCGGTAAACCTAAACTTTGAACCAACAATAACTGTAGTATACTCACCCATCTCTGGAGGAGAGAATGTTATCTGTGGTGTTGAGTTCAAGTCTTCTACTAGAGTGACCTGACATGTGCTAGGAGACTGCTGTAGTCCCAAACTTGATGATACGTTTATGACATATGCTCCGTAGAGCGTTACCGGATTGCCGCCCAATCCTAAACTAGTAGCCGTCATCAATTCCCCCTATAGGTATTGCCACGTCACATTGCGTGTGAATACGTTACTTTGCCTATTGAAACCATAGGTGTCGGCAATTTTGAATACCGCCGATGATTCTGGCTTTTCACCTCTAGAATCTTGTGTTGGTGTCTTGCTGATAATAATTTCTGATTCAGCCAAGCCTATATCTCTTAACAAATTACTACTGGTTGTGCTTCGCGTGCATACATTCGGCTGTGTCTTCATGGTGAAGTTTATTGTAAGCTGCTTCTGCTTTCCAGTTACGGTTTCCTGGTCCTGCAAAATCGGGCCACTTGGTTTGCCTGGAATCTGCATAACAGCAATCACATCTGCTGGAAGCGTATAGCTAACATCAATTTCCTCTTTAACAATATTTTCGTTCTGTGTAAGGAACCTGCTCGTATAAGTTCTGCCATATGTAATCGTTCCACCGAACTGAGTAAATCCAAACGACCTTGTTATTGGTTCACTCAAAACACATGTGCCAGTTGGAACAATTTGGGCAACACGAGATGCAATTAGTGGTTCAACTGTCCCGTAATATGCCCCAGACGCATTCGCAAATCTGACACTACTCTTTGTCCCAGTTTCCACTCCATGACCCTGAACTGTTCCATTTATGGAAACCGTGGTCTCAGATGAATCAGTCTGCTGTTGTCTCGATACCTCATACGTCTCCGTCCAGAGCGCTGTCGTCTGGTCCACGAATCCACGAGTTAGACTAAAGCTCTTAACTGCATCATCCCTTTGTGTGCTCACGCTCATCAGGTTGCCGGACAAAGCAGCAGAGAATTCCGGTATTGCTGAACTGACTGGATAGTTATTGGAGAAGCAGTATTTAACAGCCTCATCAATAGTGGCTGTGCTTCCACGTCTAATCTGCGCGGATGTAGTTACAGTTTGAACAACACTACCATCATCCCTACGCTCGATTGACCTTTGAATGGAGCGGCTTTCTACATCATCACCTGATGGAATTGTAGTGATTGTGTATTGGATTGTTCCAGCAAATCTATTGTCCGTTCTATTCTTACTTGTGATACCGGAAGTCGCACTAAACCCAATAGCTGGACTAACTACACTATTGAATGCATTTACTGCATTAGTATACTTGTCGAATGTAGTATCGCCATAGCCTTGAATGGCCCCATTGATATTCAGGGTCTCTACTAGGGCCTCATTTGCATCAAGCTCCCAAGCGTGCTCAATGGTTCTGTCATCTTTATAGTTACCAGAAGCGAGAATCCACGTTTCAGTTACATCATACGAACCAGCAGTAAGGTCACTATTCTCTTGCAGCACATGGTTGTAATGTAACAGCGTATTAACATCTACCATTGCTTGGACATACGGCGCAACAATAAATGCTGATTGGGTTTTATCAAGCCCGACCTTGGTTAGAACAAAGTCACGCGCATTCTGAACAGCCGTCTTACTAAGTGAAGGCTCGCTAAAGCCAACGGCATTAACTACATGAGAAACCGAAACTGTATCATCCTGTTCCTGATTGAATGTCCATGTTTCGTTGTATTCTCTAACCTTCTGGCCTGCCGCAAAGTCCTCTTCAAACTCAAAAACTACGGTATACTTCCTGTGATGAACTATTTGACTTTCCTCAAAACTTAACGATGTGACCTTTGGCTTTGCAACTACAACAGGATAGCCGCTCGCATCAACAATCAGTAGGTCGCCGTAGTCTTCAGACAGCGCAGAATTAAGCTGGTCGCTCTTTCTATCTAGAAGTTCAATACACGAAGCCGCAGAGTCAACGCCTGATAGCGCTGGAAGGTCTGGTAGCAAATAGCCATTGAAAGTCAGCGCTGTAACAGTTCCAAGCCTTGTATCAGCAGTCCTCAGATATTCCTTGGACTCTGCTAGGAGAGGAACTGGTTCAAAGCAGTATGTAGCGCCATCGGATGCTCTTGTGTAGAACATCCTTGTGCCTGAGTTGAAATCAACCACTTTATCTCTCCTTAAATCTCATCGTTGAAACAACTGGTTGGGAGCGTATACGCTGGAATTGAAACTAGCGGAACACTTCCATGGCTATCACAGATGTTGTCTTGTGTCGCCACTAGGCATCCATTTATACTTCCATCAGATGTTTGTGCGCCAACAATGAATGAGTTAATACTTCCAGAACCAATTCCGCTGATTCCAGCAATGTATCCGTTAATCTCTTCTGTGGCAAAGCCTTGAATGTATCCGTTTATGTTTCCAGAACCAAACTCTGCACCTTGTAGATATGCGAAGACCTGTGTCAGTTCCTTACTATTCATATACCCATTTATTGAACCACTAACTCCGGTGTTGAGTAGGTATCCTTGAATATATCCACTTGGTCTTCCTTGACAAACTGCCATGTATGCATTTATCGAACTTGTGCCATCAACTCCGCTCAAGTATGCATGGATGATTCCAGTAACACCTGCGAATGACTTCATATATCCGAGAATGTTACCGGAGCCATGATAGCCTTGGACATAAGCATTGATTCGTTCAGATGACCCAGGTGGACCATAGACGTATGCGTTAATTGTTCCGCTGGCCGCCCCTCCGTTCAGGAACCCGTTAATTACGCCACTATCGGTTACCCAACCTCCAGCTAGATAACCATCAATACTTCCAGTTATTGAGCCAGAGCTATATGCGCCAACATATCCATGGATTTGTGATTGCCTATTGCCAAGCACATATGCACAAATCGAAGAGATGTCTCCTGACTGAACCGCAACATAGGCGCCAATAGAGCCAGTTGGATACGAGAATAGACCCGAGCCACCCATGGCATAGCCTTGAATTCTTGCTTCTGTGTTTCCATACAAGTATCCATGCATGCGTGACTCTGCGTTAGGACCACCTTCTACATATCCATGCCTAGGCCAGAAATCCATAGCGCCCCACGCATATCCGCGAATGTGCTGATATACTGCCTTATGAAGAACTCCATAGATACCAGTTGGTGTCGTGTATGAGTTTTCTCCAATGATAAATCCCTTGATAGTTGGAGTAGTAGGAGCATCCATTCCTCGGACATTATCAATCCATACAATTCCTCTTTCTCCAGCACTAAAGTAAGTAGGATTTACTGTTCCTCTTTTGTATACCCACTTGATGGTATTGAGACCAGTAGGAACGGCAAAACTGACGTTATACCAATCGCACTTGCTCATAAAGCAATTGCCCTGAGCCCAATAGTTAGTCACTTCCGTTTCTGCGCCGGTGTAATCTGTATGGAAAATCTTGAAATAGTCGTCCTCTGGTCCTCCCATAATTCCAGAGCCCAGCATGTCATATCTTACATCAAATCCAATTGTTCTTCCTAGGTCTCCATTTTCGTTGAATTCATCTGCTCCAACGTGAACATCCACTTCTAGGATACCTGATGTCCCTAGCGGCGCACCAACTGTTCTGCCATTTATGCCCCACCCTGGGACACGATAGCCAGATTCCATAGTTCGCATAACAAAGCCATCATAGCGACCCTGCTTTGCTTGGTTAAATACTCCACCTTCTTGAAGTCCATTTTGAGGAGCCAACGGTGTTAGCCTACTTGTGCGAGACATATCTCCGCTCGCACGAACAAACCAATCCCAATCCCCAGAAGTTCTCCATCCATGTGGCCTTTCGCCTTCTCTGCATGAACGGAAGTCTTCAGTAATAGTCTTTACAATTGGGTCGGCGTAATCAAATCTTCGCCCAAAAGCGGAATAGCCAGTTCCGGCGTCAAATCCTGTAGCCCATTCGCCCCTAGTAGCATGTGGACTATATACTCTGATTTGTCTAACAGCATGACCAAATATGCTAGTGAACTGGAACTTTAGGAACTTCGCAACAAACGCATCCATGTGCCAGTTTTGGTGCTTACTGTGGTCCCTAAGTGGCAAACTTCTGTCTGCTGTTATCTTAGATATTGTCTGGTCATTCTTAACACCAGTGTCGTCGTCAATCTGAGCAAATACTTTTCTAAAGTCCCCATCTTCCAGTCCAGCAAGGAGATGATAGTCACCAATATTTGGTTGCAAATTGCCTCTTGTAATCAGTATTTCAGTTCTAGTGATGACAGTTGGCTTTGAGAATTCAAGAATCAACCAGTCATCTGTGTTGAGAGCAAGTGCTGTTGATAGTTTGTCATCAAATAATGGACCTGGGTCAATATCATCAGAGGCTCCAAGGCCATGTCTGGCAACACCAGTAAACAGTGGGTTAGTTCCAGATGGCGGCTGAGTGGCCATGAACTCATATGAAGGAAGGGCGAATGGTCCTGTGGCCCTAACGGATTTGTCAAAGTCCCACGCAACAAGTTTCGTTGTTCCTGACGGCTGGATTGAGTCACCTACTGTAACGACCAACTCTGGCTTAGGACAACCTTGCGTTTGGTCTACGGGATGACGCAGTGCCTTGAATCCTCTCCAAAACAAGTGGTGACGAGCGCCTATTTCCCTAACATCCTGACCACAGTAGTCAGTCCAAGCCATTGCTTCGGACACAAGACCTGATACTGGTTGAGTTAACTCGGAGAACCTCCATCCAGTAAACGAGCTTGTATTTGTCGTAACACCTTTTAGGTTTTGATATTCTGGTGTGCCCTTTAGTCTAGATATCCTTTGGATTCCATTACCGTCGATATCCTGAAAGTAGAACAACATCGTTCCACGTTCGTTTGTCCAAGTAATATCTACGTTCGTTCCTCCAATACACCTACCTCTATTGTTTACTGTGCCTTGTGCTGCTCCATGAATACCAGAGGCAACACCCCACAGTGGCCAACCTTCTGGCGACCTCCTTCTAGCTCCATTTGTTCCAACATAGGTGCTATCCATGCGGGCGAAGAACGAGCCATTACCCATAGGTTCACTACCCATGCAGTAACACTCAATTCCACTTTCTGTAGAAACAACTACAGGCCAGTTATTTCCAACGTGCGGGTCTGGCCCAATTGTTCCGCTAGCAAACGCCATATTAGGACCGAATGGATAGAGCCCACTTCCTTGATTGACGCCATTGTTGACTCCCTCAAGTCCGGTCTTTGTTTCGTTCCATCCGCCCCAGAAGCCCCAGCCACGAGTAGCGTAGGCAATCGTTCCACTAGTAGATGACCATGCAAGCGAAACTGCTCTGTTTGTTGGGAACGATGCGTGTGTAATGGCCCAGATTGGATATCCACCATTGACGCCAGGTTGCGGAACGCCAAATGCAGAATCAACACCGCTATCTTCTTTGGGTGCAATCTTATATTTATTGCTACCACCCTGAACATAGAAACACTTTATTGTATTACTAATTGTCTTGGTAGCTATACGAACAAGTGGATAGCTTGCTGAAATATCGCTTCCAAGTGGACCCGGACTATACATCAACGAACCCTGCATACCACTAGGGCCAACTGCTGCGGCGGCTACAAATGCAACGCGACCATCGCCAGAAGCAGTAGTCCAGTCTCCAGCGTCCTTTTGAACGAACTTGTAGCAGCCAGAGTTTGCATACTGGAATAGGCAATGGATGTTTCCAGCTATGTCCATAACGGTGTCGAAGTTATCAGCTTGCGAGAAATCATCACAGGAGAATAGGAATTTGGGCGTTCCCCACGTAACGCCAGAGTCAGCAGACGTTATGTAGTCAACTTCTTTATTTCCAGAAGCGTATGCAAGGAACACCTTGCCATCGTTTGGGTCTTGCCAAAATGAGCGACCCCATGATGGTAGACTTATACCGGGAACTGTTCCCACGCTTGCTGTTGATTTAACGACTGTTGAATAAGCCATTAGCGGCCTCCGCTACCACCTGTGTTAGGGAAATCACCAGGAGAAATCATTCCTGCCTTGATAAGAGGTGCTGCTATCTTCATAATTTGTTGCTTAATCATTTCCACTGTGTTCTTGTCATCAAAATGCTTCGCCAACTGTTCAGTCAACTGCCTTGCAAATTCACCACCAGTGATTGCATTCGCTACGTCGATTGTAACATCGTGATGCATCTTAGGCACGTCAACATAAATCTTCGAACCCTCTAGTTCTGCGTTAATTCTTTCTCCAAATACTGTTCCCCAGTTACTTATGTCCTTGAATGTTATTGCATTCGCTTCTTTCCATGCTTCCCTAATCGTAGTATTGAGTCTCTCTACAGACTCAGGACTAAATAGGTCGAAGTTTTTTGTTATTGCATCAATTTTCTCTACAATTTGCTTGTTAGTATCCTGACCACGACTGATTCCTTCATTCAATCTGCTGATTGATTCAGCAAATCCCTCTGTTAGTATCCTTCCGATACCTTTGTGGTGTTTTTACTTAGCTGTTCAGAAAGCTTCAAGAACTTGTCAATCGCATCAGCAGCTTGACCCTTTGTCTTGATGCCTCTAGCAACGTCACCAAATCCCTGTGAACCTAGAAGCTGTCTTGTTCTTCCAACATCAATACGCTTACGTCCACGAGCACCCTCTCCACGAATGTTTTTTAGATTCTCAACAAACGAAGTATCTCTTCCACCTCTTCGTTGTAGAAGTCCTCTAAAACTACCCTCGACAGCCTCACGGCCACCTTCCTGTGCCATTAGGTGCTTGTAAATTGCGCGCCCCTGTCCCTTTCTTCCGCCGCCATGAATCTTTCGACTCTGACGCTTCAGTCTTCTTAGTTGATTACGCTGCTCTCTAGTTCCTCCGCTTGCTTCGACTTGACGTTCAAGTGTCTTTATGCGTGGGTCAACTAGCCTAATTCCAGTGCCTCTAACAGTAGGACGAATAGACTGTTGTAGTTTTGATAGAACTCCACCCATGCCTTGCTTAAACTGGCCACCGCCACCAAATCCACCAGCAGTAGTCAAGCCGCCAATTCCACTTGGTCTCTTGCCCATTCCAGTAATTTCTTCAAGAACTCTTGCAAACTCCTTAATCTTTGGAGTAGCTTCGTCCATGCTACCAGCTAGCTTATCAGTGGAGCCCTTTAGCTTCTCCTTCTTGGTATCAACTACAGGAATGTCTCCAATTTTACCACTAGAGATGACACCCTGAATATAGTCGATGGTTTCCTTCGTGGCAGTTTTATTCCTGATATCGCTCATCATCTTCTTGATGGCAGTGACGGTTTCACCTTCCTTCCTGCGGATTTCCTGCCTCTTTTTATCCCTCTCTGGGTCACTCTTATAACCAGACTTCTTCCACTCCTCTTGCAATACGCCTCTCTTGTCCCACATCTTATTCCTGAAGCCCTTGAGTGCATCCCATACCTTTTCTCCCCCCTTTACTCCACCCTTCGGGTCAAGGATTTTGCCATACGCTTCAGTAGTTAGTCTGGCACGATTCAATGCATCTATGCCAGCCTTGAGCTTATCCATATCTGTCGTGAGTTGAGTTCTTGAATCACCAAGGGCCTTAATGATGTCACTTCTCTGCTGCATTGCAATCTGGGCATCTAGGGAAGCAACCCTCAATAGCTGTTGTTGAATCTTCGCGTCAAACTCATCTAGCGCGACAATTCTATCCTGCTTTTGCTTAATCTGCTTTTGGATTTCTGCGATGCGGGCAGCATCTTGCTCTCTTTGCTTCCCGACCTTCTCTGGTGAGAATACCTGAAGTTGACTGAATAGCTGTAGTAGTTCCTTGTTGCCAACTCCACCGATTAGTTCTGGTCCACCGAATCTGTCTTGTGACTGCATACCCTGAAGGACACGTAGGAGAACCTGACTACCACCCTGCTCCCTTACGCGCTTGATTCGTCCACTTAGCTGCCCAAGTCCTTCTTTACCAACTCCGCTAATACCACTGACAAAAGCCTTGGCAAGATTCATGTCTCGGATAGCCTGACGGAATTGGTCTGGACTCTCAAGTAGCAAGCGGCCAAACTCAGCCTGCTGGCTACGTCTCTGGGCATATAGCTGATTCTCTTGCTGCATACGAGTTTGGAGGAAACCAACCTGCTGTTGCAACGCGGCCTTTCTAATCTCGATTTCGCGTTGAGTGCTCCTTACTCGAAGCTCTACATCTGCACGCAGTTCGGCTGCGGCTTGACGTTCATTAGCAAGCTTAAATCTGATAAGTCCAGTTTCTTCATCGAGTATCTCTTTATTTGCACCAACTCCTGCGGTTCTAATTGCTCTAGTGAGCGAATCTATCATATTGCCCAAACCAGCAGCACTACCAACGCCAGGACCAACTGTTCCTAGTTGTCTACCGGCACCTTGTTGGGTCGCTGCCAAACCTTGCGCAGCACCACGTCTAATTTCAGTCAATCTACGCTCTAGGCTTGCACCACTAGTCTCAAGTAGCTGTAGTTGGTTCTTCGACATGTCAGAGATTTTCTTAACAAGAGTATTGCCAATGGTGGCAAATACTGAAGCTAGTTTTTCTTGTGCGCCTATAACATTTCCGAAAGCATTAGATACGTTACTGGCGGCTTGCTCCCATGCCTCAATTTGGGAAAGTGTCTTTCTTTTGGACTGCTCAACCACATCTATTTGCATTTGCATTTCTGCTTCTAACGCACGATGCTTTAGGTCTGCAATGTCTTGAGCCATCTTCTTAGATTTTTGTTCGATACGCTTTCTTTCGGCAGGGTTTTCCGCCAAGATATTGTCAAGTAGGCCCCTCTGGACAGTTAGAGTATCTATCTGTCTTTGAAGTTCATTCTTATTAAACTCAAAACCAACCTTAATTGCCTTTCTTCCACCAAGGCCAGCCATAAGTCCCTTTTGAATTAGAGCCCTTTGCTTCGTCAAAGTGTTTTCTTGTTCTTGAATATATAGAATTTTCTCTAGAGCAATAAGCCTCTCTTGCTCTACTTCTGCCATCCTTCCAACGGTTTCGAATCCGAGAGTTTTTAGACGAGCATACTTAGATTCTACAGCCCCCCTAAGAACAACTTGATGTGTAGCGTCGGCTTCGCCAGAAGCAATTTGCTTGGTTATTTTCGCTATATCCTTAAGAAGAATAGCCCTTTGAGCCTGCGCATCTATCGCAGCAGCATCTCTTTCTGCTTGGTTTTTCTCTTCCTTTCTAACCTGTTGTCTCGTCGTAATCTCAGCCTTAAGTTCCTCTAGTCTTTGCTTTTGAGCACCAGTCAGGCGGTCACCCTCTTTTACCTGGGCATTCATCCACTTAAATAGGTTTCTTGCCTTCTTGACGCCTGGGTCCTTATTCTCAATTGCGGTAAGTTTGTCCAACTGTTCTTGTGTAGCGTTACCACTGGCTTCCAATACCTTCAGTCTTTTGATTTCAGCAGTTGGCTTAATCATCCTTCTAGATTGCTTAACAAGTTGTAGTGACTCACCTAGCTTCTTAAGGTCATTGGCCTTCTTGGTTGCTTCATCATACTGCTCTTCATACTTACCAATGGCAAATCCAAAGCCTGCGCCAACAGCGGCACCAACGATGGCTCCAATAGGACCACCTAGCATAGCACCCATACCAGCGCCTCTAGCGGCTTCTCCTAATCCCTTGCCTAGTCCCTTACCTGCTGCCTTAGATACAGTTTCTTCTAGAGGACCAGCTTCCCATACCTGGACCCATTCTGCCCATGCCTTTACCTACGCCGGTAAAACGACCCATGGTTTGTCTCTTTATTCCAGCGCCAGCACCACCTAGAATACTGCGTTGTCTTTGTCTCGCACCAAGCCCCGTTTCTGCAAATCCTCCTCTAAATAGATTGGCACGAGGGGCTCTTTGAGGAGCGACAGGAGGAGGCAATAGATGTCCTCTTGCTGGTCGTGCAGTTGTTGTTCCAAATGGTCCAACATCAAATTTCTGTTCAGCACGAACTGCTCGCAATGCTGATGCCTTGTCACCTATTCCCATCCCCGTTTCTCTAAATGCTCCTCTACCTGGGCCAAGACGAGAGGATAGCGGACCCGGACCTGCTGCTGCAATTGCGCCAGGTGGAACAACGCCTCCACCTCTGTATCCTGGGATTTGCCCAGCACCAAATGCCAATTTGCCTTGAGCTTGTGTAATTCCACGAGCGCCTAGAATTCCAGGAATTGGAACATGACCAAGTGGTCCAGCTAGTTGCGTAGGCATCCTAAAGCCAGCACGGCTTGGACCTCTACCTGGAATGGTAGTTGGTGCTCTTTGTCCTGGCAACACACCCATGATTGGTGGCTGACGTATTGGAAGTGGAGCCAAAGGAGGAGCAGGAGGTGGAAGTATTCCTGCCATTCTTGTTGGTTGACGAGCGCCCAGCATCGTTGGTGCTCTTGCAGAAATTGCCGTTGCTGTTCTTTGTGCAATTGGAGGCTGACGTATTGGTAGCGGAGCCAATGGTGGTGCCATAGGTGGAACTAGTTGTCCTCGCGCCAATGTGGTTGGTTGTCTAGCACCCAATACTGTTGCTTCTCTTTGACCAGGAAGAATGCGTGGAATCAGTCCTGGCTCTATTGGTGCTCTAGCAGCCCTGGCTCTACCAAATCCTCTTCTAGCGATTTGTGATTGTATTTGTCCACGAGATGCTCCAATTGGAACACCAGCCATACCTGGACGGCTAGCTATTGCAGCGGCAACAGACGGACTTAGTGCTCCACCGCCACCAAGTGCTCTACGAGTTGCAGCCCCTACGGCACCTGTTTGTGCTCCACCAATTTGTGCCATTCCTCCACGACCAAACGCAGTGGCGCGGCCTGGGCCTCCCATTTCTCTTAGTCTTTTTGTAGCAGCGTGGTGCTGAACTTGTGCTAACGAAGGATAGGTTAGAGGAACTTGTCGTGGGTCTCCTCCTTTAATCGGAAAAACTTGTGCCAAGCGTTGTGCTTTCGATGGAGTAACGGGACCGGCCATTCCTGCGCCTGGACCTCGACCACCGATGTTTCCACCATACATTATAGGCATTCCGCCTCTAATGTCGCTTATACCGCCACTAGTTCCAGATGGCCTTCTGCCACCACCTCTACCGCCGACGCCGAGCATACCACCAGCAGGCCCTCCTGCGGCGGCTATTCTTCTAGAGCCAGATTCAATTACTCTTTGCTGTCCAATGATTTGTGTAAGTGCTGCTGAGACTTCCTTAACTGACCTTACTGAGTCTCTCAATCCTGCAACGAAATTCCATACAGCCTTAACAATTGTTACGCCGATAGCCACTCCTATTGCAGCTAGTATTGTTGCATTGTCAGAAATAAGAGATATTGTAGTTTTGAATCCATCAACCATGCTGGTTACGCCAGTAAGCACCATCTTCAAGAAGCTGCGTGTTTCATCAGAATCTACTAGGCCAACAAACGCTGCCTTTAGCTTGTTAATAGAACCCTGAAGACTATCGGCCAAGTCCTCATTCTTGCGCATTACAGCAATCGTGCTCTCTACGGCGAACTTAACTCTCTCCTCTTCGTTGCCACGATATTTAGAGCATAGGCAAGTGTTTGTTCAATGTTTCGGCCACCAAAAGCTCGCGCTAGTTCTTCAGAGATAGCAGTTCCAGCGGTATCACGAATTCTCTCTAGAACATCAAGAACGACCCTTAGTCCCTTAATTTGACCAGTAGTTGGGTCGATAATCTCAATGCCGCTGATTTCCTTAATCAACTTTTGGTTCTTTGCGGCGAATGTAATCATTCTTCTCAAGCCAGTTGATAGACGACTTACGCTAGCACCAGTAACGTTGAAACCAGTGGCGATAAAGGCCATGGTCTGGTCTAGGTTGATATTCTGAACGTTTCTGAACGCCGAACCAACCCTACGCGTTGCCTCCATCAATTCCTTGACGTTAGCAATGGTCTTACTGGACGTTGCGGCAAGTTGACTGGAAATCTTCGTAAAGATGCCCATTTCTGTGGAGGCGCATCCTTACTTACGCCGATGAACTGTAGCTTAATGGCAGTAAGGCTTCTTACGGCATCGGTAGCACTCAATAGTCCATCCTCAAGACGGACGAGTGTTGTTACGGCTGTAAGGAATTCGCTACTTGCTGTCGCTGTCGCAGAACCGAGCTTTGTTGTTACGCCAATTAGGTCTTGACCAACACGAGCGGTCGTTAGAATGGCATCGGTAACATCTTCTAGCGAAAGACCAAGTTTCCTAGCAGTATTGACAATTAGGTTAATGCCTGCCGAAGTTCTCCTGGCCTCAGACCCAAGCTTTTGGAAGGCTTTTGCTGTGGTT